ACAGACCGTCAGTGGACAATCCTGGGGGCTCTGGGCTTGACCCGGGGTCCCAAGGCTCTTTAAGAGCCTCGAGATAAGTCCCCACAAGGGTCACTGTCTCTGAAAGGTGTCACCCACAAGGAGGACACCTAAACACAGGGCGGCCAAAAGCCGCCATCACCCAGAAAGAGTAATGCCTTGTATTCTGATCCTCAGACTGTGACCGTTTCAGGTTCTGCAAAGACCCTGAACCGTACCGGCTCTACCGCCACTGGCGGTGAGTTCGCTACAGCCGACCGTGCCCTGCAGATGAGCGTTGCTCATCAGTATGGCCGCCGGACGCGTCACACCATTCGACTCAAGACGGATTCGCTTGTTGCGAATCCTCTCGTTTCTGGCCAGAACATCAACCAGTCGACGACTGTGTCGCTGACTGTCGATCTTCCCACCGGATACGACACTGCCGCTGCTAAGGCCTCCGTGGATGCGCTTCTTGCGAATCTCTCGGCGACCAGCGGCGCTAACATCGCCAAGCTTCTTGGCGGCGAAAGCTGAGTTCGACGGATCAGTAACAGGGCAAGGAGTCTACTACCCTAGAAAGGGAGCAGATGAAAAGCCCCATGTTACTCTGGAGGGAGGTCGCCCAAGAACTGGGTGACCGATGCCGCGTTTGCACCACTAGAGACCTCCAAACGGTCTCTAGACGTATTGAGCACGAAGGTGATAGCTTCTTAACTATCACCCTTCCTGACTTTGGTAAGGACTTCGATGAAGCCCTTGACCTAGGTAAGGTCGCTCACGACCATTTCGTCGGTTTCCGACGTCATGGGGGTCTCCCCCGTTTTCTCGGAGGTTTCCTTGAGCTCGTGTTCGAGCGTACAAGTGGCGTCCTACTCGATGAACCAAACCTAGATGCTGTCTATGCTATACGACAGCTGACCAGGTTGTGTTCAAAGATAGCCCTTCCCTGCTCTGTCGAGCGAGAAAGGTCTGCCTTTGTCCAGTACATCGAGACAGACAGAGAATTGGAACAGGCCGAGAAGGCGTGGACTAGCGAGGATCTTGCTAAGTTCCGCCGTATTTCTCGCCTGCTTTTTGGTCGGGTGTTCAGTACCGTGGATATTCTCCATGGGACAGGACAACTCGTTCCAAAACACGGACCGGGTGCCACTGCAGATCGGTTGTCGGGAAACCGCAAATACGATCTACAAGTATGGCACCAACGGCTTGATGACGGGGGATTCCACAGTGTGGACTTCCTCCTGCCAAGCCCCAGGTTCTGGATGAACCTGGACCGTGTCCAATTCATGTCGCCTAAGGATGAGAGGCCCTCTAGGGTCATCTCAGTTCCTAAGACGCTCAAGACGCCTCGCATCATTGCTATCGAGCCTACGTGCATGCAATATGCACAGCAGGCCGTCGCAGAGGCCCTTGTCCAAGAGCTTGAGACCGATAAGATCTCAAGGAGTTTCGTCGGTTTTACCGACCAAACTCCTAATCAGCGCTTGGCGAAAAAGGGATCTCTTGATGGTTCTCTGGCTTCTCTGGATCTCAGTGAAGCTAGCGATCGCGTCTCGAATCAACTCGTTGAGGTACTGCTCTCTGGATACACTCACTTACGTGATGCTGTCCAAAGTAGCCGATCTTATCGGGCTGATGTTCCTGGTCACGGTATTCATACCTTGGCCAAGTTCGCTTCGATGGGTTCAGCACTCTGCTTTCCGATTGAGGCGATGGTCTTCACGACTATCGTCTTCATCGGAATAGAAGATGCTGTTGGACGCCGCCTAACCTCTGCAGACGTTAAGTCATACAGAGGAAAGGTGCGAATCTACGGGGATGATATTATCGTTCCCGCAGAATACGCGCACTCAGTGATGTCGAACCTTGAGCTTTTTGGGTTCAAGGTCAATCGTCACAAGTCTTTCTGGACTGGCAAGTTCAGAGAGTCTTGTGGGAAGGAATACTTTGCTGGTTCCGATGTTTCCATCGTGAAACTTCGCACAGTACCACCTTCATCACTGAAGGACGTCACGGAGATCGTTTCCTGGACGAGTTTCCGTAATCAGTTGCACGATTACGGTTATCGTCGTGTGGTCGATTTGATCGACGCACACATGCTGAGTGTCCTAAACGGATACTTTCCGCATGTTGGTCCAGATTCTCCGTTGCTGGGCAGGGTCAACCGAGATGGAAGTTTGGATATCCACTCAACTGACCCCCACACACACCAGCCCGTTGCGAAGGGTTGGAAGGTGTTTGCCAAAGCTCCGAAATCTCCGATTTCGGGTGAAGGTGCCCTTCTCAAGTTCTTCCTGAAAAGAGGCGGATTGCCATCCGTCGACGGGAAGCATCTTGAACGTTCTGGACGCCCAAGAGCCGTCGGCATCAAGCTCTTGAAGGCACCGGTCCAATAGGACTGGTGGGCCGAAAGGCCGTGAGGAGGCGTGTGCCCCCTAGCAGGAGTGATCCTGCTGAGGAGGTGCA